CCCTGACCGATTACCCGGCTAGGTACCACAAACTCTCTGCTCATATTAATGAACCCGGTATAGCCACGGCTTTTACCATTCTCAGGCGGACACTTGGTGCGCATCTTAGCATTAAATTGAGCACAGGGGAATCAGCCTGTAGACTTATAGATAAGTACCACCTTAGAGATTATCCTAGCAACACAACCCAAGCTGCGCTCGTATACGCGTTGTTTACGCCATGCCCATCGGAAGTTTGGACCTTTTTACCCCCAGTTATGTACTGGGAGGATATCTTCCCTAACGTAGAGTACGACCTTAGTGATCTCTACGGTAACCTTGACCTAGGCAAACACCCCGACTGGAAACCCACCGGAACTTATATGGAATACGGGCGAGCCTCTGCGTACTTGGAGACTAATATAAAACCCACTTCAGGACGAGCCGGGGGGAAGGTTAATCTTAAACTAGGGCAACTACTCACTTCAGGTGTACTCACTAAACTCGGTAGGCACATGGCGTGTTTTCTGGCTACTCGTCACGCAAGTGGCCATTTGTCACCCGAATTCCAGTCCACCCAAATCATGTCATTATTATTGCTTGATCAGTTTAGCCGCATTAGCTACCTCCCAGCACAATTAATTATTGATTGTTTCCAGCCAGAACTTTCCTCTGGCGTGCAGGCATTCGCAAAGCGAATGAAGGTACTCAATGCCGGTATCCGAGCCACTAGAACGTTTCCGGGACGTGACTGCACTCCGAGCGACACGTTGATGAGGGATTTATCTGGGCTAGACACCATTGTTGGGCGTTCAGAATTCCTACACCTCGATGTTCCTGCAGAAATCCGTATGCGCTTGACCGACCCCACTAGACGGCAGTGGCCCTCTATCCGGAATGGTGAATTAACCTGGTCCACTGAAGCTGAGTTCACAGACAAGCTAGATAGGGCCATATACCAAGCCGTACGTGAGACACACAACCCAACGGTCGGTCATCCTACCTACCTCACCTTCTCAGACTGGTACTCTAAGCGTATGGGTTGGGCCGCTTCTGGAGGGGCCCCGGGAGCTCATATTTCCTGGCATGGTGACGGGAAACGCGAAAGGATGAACAAACGAGGGGCTGTGCTCATTATACCAGAGGAACACATCCGATCCATACTTGAAGCCGCTTGCCCTCCAGTCCTTTGGAGTAAATGTGCTCCAAAATACGAAAACGGTAAGATGCGAGCTATTTGGAACACTGCTGTAGAATATTATGTTATCCAAGCGTATCTAGCAGACTTGTTCGAGCATTCACAAGACAACGCGACCTGGGACAGTGCACACCACAACATCCAGCAGAAGGTAGCGGCTGATATCGCTCGGCTGGAATCGTTACCACTAGTACTGGGTTCATGTGGGATTATAGCGATTTTAATATAAATAATACCTTTAACGCTCAAACCACGTTAACCAGGGCCATCTCCGACGTTATAGTCAACAAGGTCAATTCTGCTAGGGATACCTACCCTCCGGGATATGCTGCTGCCGTAACGAACGACGTACAACAATTCAGCTCATACATTCAGGCGACTAAGTATAATACATTCCTGGAGGACCCAGATTCTGGTTTCATCGCACAAGTGACTAGGTCGCTGCAATCAGGTGAAAGAGTCACTTCCATAGTAAACAC